CGCCACCGAAAGCAGTGGTTTCGAGATCATCTGCTGTAAGTGCTAATTCTACAGAATTAAGACTTGTAGCAAAAGAACTTCCATTAATGGTAATCGCATAATCGGTTGCTGCGAATTTCGGCATAATGTTTTTTCTCTTTCTCTTTCTTACGCGTAAGTGAGAACTACGAACTCACAACCTAAGTATGTCACATCTCCGATAGGAATTTGTCCATAGTTCCGCATTTCGATTACGCGACAATCGAAAACGCTTCCTCCAAGTGTTTTATCGCCCTCTATTGCGGCTTTGATACTTGAAGAACCTGTTGTTGCGCAATAAGCATCTAAAGCGTTCTGTGCTTGTTTTTCGGCAACTCTTGAAACGATAAGAATAATTCTAAAAGTTGTTGTATCCATACCTCGACCGAAAGTGTCATCGTATCTTGTATTATCTGGAATTATTACGGCTATTGGTGGATTAGGATTATCCGGTTGTGTGGCAGAAGTTCTTAATCCTGAAATTGTTGCTAATCGCGTTGCTAATCCGGCGCGAATATTCGTTATGCTAGCCAACGTTTCGAACTTTTCTGTAAGTTCCGATTAATTGTGCAACATCGGGATCAAGATCACGAGTTACGCGCATAACTCCCATATCGCCGAAACCGGCAACACCAAGAGGTGAATCTAAACGTTTGTAAATTCTCGAAGATTGAATTACACATGCTTGAGTTACGGCAATAGGAACTGAAGTCCAGCCCCAAACTCCGGTTATTTTTGCTAGTGCTTCACCATTTAGGATCGGCCATAGGTAATCTCCGATTGCACGAATTCTTGTATAAGGCCAAGCAATTCCATCTGAGTTTCCGTTTAAAGGTTCTAGTTGGTAATCGTCAGTTGCCCAAGTTACGTCGTAGACTCCATCAGCGTTATTTGCTGTTTGTAAAGTTATAGCAGTTCCGGCTAGATCATCTATTAATAAAACGAAATCGTCATCCGGCGCGAAGTATCTTGTTGCTGTTCCTGCGTTATAAAAATTTCTACCGGTATTGCCGTCGATTGCTCTAGATGCCGCCTCGATCGCAATTTCTAATAACGCATCTTCGGTTGAATCGGTAATTCTAAGTGCGGCTTTAACTTGTTGTAAACTTGCGTAGCCGTTTGTTATTGCCATAAAACTCCAAACTTATGTATCTCTAGTCTAATGCAGGTTTTTACTTATAACTATCTTTAAATTTAATTTCCTAAAATTTCCTTTAAATAGGCTTTCCTTGAACTGACCCAAGGTAATCTTTGCTCGGATAATGATCGTTTAAACTCTGCATGCTGATTAGTAAAATAACCCCAAGGTTCAGAATTAAGCCTAAAAATATGCCTATCGTTATATGAATCTTTTAAATAATGCCAATCGCGTTTCAAGTTTTTGAGTAAAAACTCTGCATTAGCGCCTCGCCCATCCATGATGATTTGAGTTCCGTTCCAAAGAAAAAATTCTCTTTGCAAAATATCTGCTGACATTGGTAAAGAAAAATCTTTGCTCCGGTATCCATTTATTTTAGTAGGGATTTGCTCTGGATCGGGACCATCTATATAAATTAGATCTGGAGTAAAATTAGGCAAATCTGTCCACCTATTTGCTATCTGACCCCCTGCCCCGTTGAATTCAAAAAGTTCAACATCTGAATTATGTCCTTTGACAAACTTTTGTAATTCTTGAGGGATACGATTTAAACTTTTTTGTAAAAAAAACTCGGAGGCATCAATAGTTAATAATTCAAAAGGATTTGGATGAGTACATTTTTTTAGATAATCTTGACCAAATTGCAAATAATTTTGATATAAAGCAATTACAAAAATTAAGGTTGAATATCCAGAACCAAATTCTAAAATTGAGATAGCGTGAGACTCTCTAGTTGTTTTATAAAGAAAATATAGATCACTAAATTCTGGGGGATCTAATTGATTTTCTCTTTCAATTTTTTCTAATAATAAATCGTCACTTTCAGAAAAAGAATTTAAAAAATTAGTAAATTCTTCTTCTGTTGCGATTTTTTTATTTTCCCAAAAAATATTTTTATTTACCATTAGTTAATACTATTTTTTCCACGATAAGGTACATTTTCTAAATTAAAATTTATAAAAGGATTTAGGCTGTAAATATTACAATTATATAATTCTTTTAGTTTGTTTTTTACATCTATAGATTGATTTTCAAACAAAAGATTTCTTTGCTTTGCCTGATAAAGATCGCTAGGTTGCGCGTTCTCGTATCCGTAATTTTCTACCCAACTAGAATTATTTAATTCTCCACAATCGTGACCAACTAAAACAATATTTTTAGCACCTAAATATGCGGCAAAGTGCATAGCCGAAGTAATACTAGACCAAGAAACGTAGATTCCACTTTCTCCTTGAGGCCAATCTTTAGTATTAGCATGTTCGCATTTATTTAAATTATGTGTGAAAAAATAAAGATTCTCAGATTCTGGAGGAGTCGTAGAGTACTGTTCTCCACAATCTCCTAAACTGGTTATTATTTTAGATTTAGGCATAGATTTTGCGTGGCGAAGAGCCTCTGGGTGATGCTTTGTAAGAACATATTTAGTATTCGGTAAATAAACAATACCAACTTCATTTACACAGATAGTAATTTTATTCTTAAAAAAAGATTTGTCTATAAAATTTAAACTTGCTCCAGATCCTAAAACATAAATATCTTTATCTTTATGTATATTTTTAAAAATTGTTATACTATTATTTAATCCCATGAGTTTTTTCTTCTTCTACGAATTTGCCAGTTTCCCTCGGAATAGTCATTATAGTTTTGTTTAAATCTGTAATGATCATAATTATTTATATAAGTTGCATTATTTAATTGTTTAAATCCTGCTTTTAGAGTTGAAGAGTTATCGTGCGCGATAGGGATAAAAGATTTAACAACTTCCATACCTTTGTTTTCTATTCTTCGTTGCATATCGTTATCTTCAAAATAGGCAGGATGAAAAGCCTCATCGAATAAACCAACTTTATCTACGATTTGCCAACCGATTGAAAAAGCGCACCACTCCGGTGATCCGTTAGATAAAACGAGTTTTTCGGGATGAGAAAGTTCGGTGAACATTTTTAAACTATCTCCTCCCCACTCGACATCAAAATTACTAATTAACCAATAATCGGCCATAGGAGTTGATTTGATTCCAAGATTCCACGATCCGGCTACGCCTAAATTATTCGGCATTTTGAGATGCCAAATTTTACGAATCCACTGATTCCAAGTCGGTTCCCAAGTTTGAGACTTCGCGCCGTTATCAATAATCACGAGTTCCCGAATCGGGTAATTAATTGAAGCGATCATCCGATCTAAAAGGTCATAACGCGTTAAAACCGGAACTATCATCACAGGAACCATATTTACTGTACCTCTCTTAGAAAGTCTCTAATTTTGCCTTTATTTTGTGTTTAAAGCCTATTTAGAAAGAAGTTTGCTTAGAACTGGTTTCCAGTAGGTTTCGAATACAGTATCGGCTTCGTATAACTTAGCGAACTCGATTGCCTGATCTGATCTCGACCTACCTTTGTTATAGGCGTTCTCTAGGGCTTCAACTATTTCAGGAACGCTTGGACTATGAAAGAAAGATCTTTGTTGCGCATCCCAGAAAGGTTGTCCTCCGACTAACCATCCCTCTCCAACTAATTCCGTGCTTGCGGCGAAATCTGAAACTATAACTCTAGTTCCACATGCTTGCGCTTCTAAAGTTGGAATTCCGAATCCCTCTCCCATTGAGACGGCTAATAAAACATCCATAGCCGTATAGGTTGCGGCAACAACTTCGGGTGCTAATCCTGAACGATATAGATAAGGATCTATAAATTTAACTTGCTCTTTAGGGATACCGACGGCGTTAATTAAATCCATAAGATTTATTCCACCGGAACCCATGAAATCCGTATGTAAGTAAAGAACTGCATCTTTATGCTTTTGTGCAAACATTGAAAATGCTAAAAGATTTTCACCAAACGCTTTTCTATTAGGAACGATTCCTTTATTTGCGGCGTTCATCCCGACAACAAATTTATCTTCCGAAATCTTAATAAACTCTCTAGCCGTAATTTTATCTTTATCTGCTGTTTGAATAAAGTTAGTTGGTTTGAAAACTTTTTCAATAGCGTGTGGAATATATTCCGATTGAATATTAACTCTTTCTAACATCTCTTTACCAAATTTAGACATAGCAAGAGGCGTTACATTATCTTTTTTACACCAATCACGAACTTCAGGTGGGCAAGGAAGATGATCAATAGGAACCCAAGAAGCAACGTTCCAATCATCCCATTTTTTACCTTTGAAAACCCAAACATCGTACAAAGTAATTAAAGCGTTCGGAGCATTTTTATCTCTATTAGCCCAATCGTACATGTGCGCCGGAATAACATCGTTTGAATATAAATCCATGCCTCGTGGATAAACAGGAATTTCACCATATTCAGTTCCCCAAATAGTTGAAGATGCTTCTAAACCATAGTTAGAAGCAATCGCTATTTCGTAATTATCTTTTTTAAGTCTTTTTGTAACTTGCGCCGTTTGTTGTCCGTAGCCGGTTGATGCCCAAGGGGCGTTTGAGGTCCAGAGGATTCTTCCTCTACTGGGAATCCCAACATTTCGAACACTTGCGCTAGTTCCGGAGACATGGTCACCGGTGTATTTTTTATTACGACGATCGGCACGATTCACCTTTTAATCCTTTGTTTGCAGGTACAACAAATCCTACACATAAAAAGCAGAAACCCCGACAGCCTGCGCTCCATCGGGGTTTCTGGTCTAGGGATTAATTACTATTAGGAGTTTGCACTCTTAAAGTATTTAACGTGGCTAGTTTGTGGAAGATTTCCATCAACTCGGAAAGTTGCACGGAAAGTAATTAAATCGTTGCTAAATGCAAAATCATCTGAACGATCTAACTTGATTCCACCAACTTGACGAACAATGTAACTTGGCAAGTGACCAAATAACACTGGTTTAACTGCTGATGCGGCAGTTGCCATCGCTGGATTTTCGAATATTGGATAACCCAATAGCAAGTCGCGAGCATCGGCAGATAGAGATGGACTAAATAGATATTGTCCAGCGCTGTCTTTCAATTTACGCACGTTTGCTACTGATGTTGCGTTCATCATAAATCCTGCACCAGGTAGACGACGACCGGCTGTATCGATTGAATACACAAGATCGATCAAGTTGTCTGCTGTTGGATTTAATGCAGTTCCGGTTACGGCAGAACCAGCAACAGTTACGATACCTGTTGGTTGGGTTGTACCAGTTCCGGTTGTTAATGCGGCGTTCACTCTATAACCAA